CCGAGAGAAGTCACGAACTCGGACTGGCGTAGACGGCCGAAGCGAAGAGTTGGCACGACCCGAAGGTAGCCAACAACTCGACGTAACAGAGTACTGTTCAAAGAACCGTACTCACCGTCCACACTCGTCTTTGTACGCTCGACTTCCAAACCGAGCCCGCCAACTGTCGACATCCATCGCTCCGAGACCTCATGGGAGGATTGGAACAATATGTCGTCGCCGTTGATCAGACAAGGGGTCCGAATTGTCTCCCTCCAACTGAGCCCGCTCGATCGCAAAGACCACAAAAAGGCCAAGCGATTCTGCAAGCAAAGGAGGGGAAAAGACAAATAAGAACCCATCATCTGTCCAATGCGCGGCACACCCACGTCGAAACGTTCTTTTCCGCCAAAGCCGTCATCTTCGAGCCAATACAAAAAAGGTCGAAGAATCTGTTTAGCGCGTTCACGAACGGACGGTGGGATGATGGACGACGTCGACAACATGGCCTCCACGGCGACTTCAGCCACCTCGATTGACAAATTGTCAGTCGCAGAGGCGTAGTCTCCTGAGGTCAAGATGCCACAGTCGTTGAACCCGGCCCGAGCGAGCATATCATCCGTCACGTCGCCGCGAGCAATCCATCGCGTCTTGCTCAGATGGTTGTAAACCGTCTTGTGCAATGGCCGCAATAGAAGCTCGTCGGCAGAAAACTTCGTCAACGGACGAGGCTTGCCAGACGATTGGACGACTATGATCTGAGCCTCGGGTAAAGGACGGTCGGGCCGAGAAGGACCAGTGAGAGCTTCAGTAATGAAGTTATCATGATCAATCTCGGAACCTAGACAACCGCCCTGACCCCGGCTATTCTCGATGGTCGAGGAGAGAGGAGGAGAGGTAAGGAGAACTTGCTCTTCGTAACCGAGGTCCCATCCCTTGGGAAAAAGACCTCGTACTTGACGTTGTACGAATTGCAAGTAGCCAGCAGGGAGATCCCGTCTCGGACGACGGAAACCCTCGACAAGCTTCTCCATCAAAGGACGGGTCATACACGGACAACTGTCCGGAAGGCCCTTCTTGATGGACTGCCAGGCCATGACTTCCCTAGGGTCGTCACTCGGGCAGGATCCGAGAAGCTTCTTCACCTCAGAAGCAACTGCCAGGCAGCTACCTCCGGTGGGGAGGAAGGTGGGGGCGGGACATCCGAAGATGTACC